GCCCAACTGGCAGGTTGTGATCCCGGATTTCGGAATCGTCTCCGGCCCGTTCCAGATAACCTCGCTGCAGTATGACGGGCCGTATGACGGCGAGCTCAAGATCTCGCTCTCGCTCGCCTCGGCGGGGGCGGTGGAGTTCACCGCTGTCTGATCCTCCCCTGCGGAGCGGGGCCGGGGGACCGCGAAGCGGTGGAGGGGGCGGACACTGGACCGCCCCCCACTCCGCCTTCGGCGGTACTCCCCCCGTAAACGGGGGGAGATCAACTCCGCGACTCCGCATGAAACAAGGAACATCAACATGAACAAAATCCGCGGTGAAGCCGAACTCGTGGCCGGCGGGAAGAGCTATCGCCTGTTGCTCACACTCGGAGCATTGGCGGAGATCGAGGACGGTCTCGGCCTTGGGAATCTCTCTGAGGTCGCGAGCCGGCTGAAGCAGTCGCGCGCGGTCGATCTCGCCATCGTGGGTGCGGCGCTGATGCGCGGCGGCGGGCATGAGATGACCCCGGCGGAGGTGCTGCGCCTGCCATGCGATCTGGGCGCGCTCGTGGGTGCGGTCGCGCAGGCCTTCGAAGCGGCGGGGTTGAACAGCGCGAGCGCGGGAGGCGAGGGAGCCGCCCCTTTTGCTGGAGCCGCATCCTCGAGCTCGGAATAGGCCGGCTGCGTCTCGCGCCGGAAACGTTCTGGAAGATGTCGCTTCCCGAATGGCGCGCAGCCCTGTCGCGATTGCCCAGGCGTGCGGCTCCGCTCGCGCGCCGCGAGCTCGACACCTTGATGAAGGAATTCCCCGATGGCCGATAATCCGCAAGCCGCGCTCGACCAGGCCGCCAAGGCACTCAACGATTTCGCCGGCGGTCCGGTGGTGCAGGCCACGCAGACCATCGAGACCGCGGTGACGAAGAGCTTCGACGCCGTGGCGCGCACCATCGCGCGCGCGGCGCTGAGCGGCAAACTGTCGATGGATCAGCTCGTGGCCGCCATCCTCGCCGATTTCGACCGCATCGCGGTCAGCCAGTTCATCGTCAAGCCGATCGAGAACATCGTGAACGGCTTTGCGCAGTCGCTGTTCGGCAATATCGGCGGTGCGCTGGCATCCGGCGGGCCGGTGGCCGCGGGCGAGACCTATCTCGTCGGCGAGCAGGGGCCGGAGCTGTTCCGCCCCTCCACTAGCGGCGAGATCGTGGCGAATGGCGCGGCGGCGCCGCCGCGGCCGTCCGTCGTCGTCAACATCAGCACGCCCGATGCGCAGAGCTTCTTCAAGTCCCAGTCCCAGATCGCGGCGCTGATGTCGCGCGCGCTGGCGCGGGGGCAGAGGAATCTGTGAAGAGGCGGATTGCGAATGGCGAGTAGCGAATAGTTGCACCTCCCCCGTGTGGGGAGATGAAAGAAGAAGATCGGGTCGCTGCCTACTCTCTACTCCCAACTCCCACTTCCCCATTCCTGTCCGGAGACCCCATGAACTTCCACGAAATCCGCTTCCCCACGGCAATAGCGTTTCATTCGACGGGCGGGCCGGAGCGCAAAACGGAGATCGTCACGCTCGGCTCCGGCTTCGAGGAGCGCAACGCCGTGTGGGCGAATTCGCGGCGGAGGTACGATGTGGGCTCGGGCGTCCGGACGCTCGACGATCTTCACGCGGTGATCGCCTTCTTCGAGGCGCGGCTGGGGCGCCTCTACGGATTCCGCTTCAAGGATTTCGCGGATTTCAAATCCTGCGCACCCGGCGCGGACGTCACGCCGACGGATCAGGCCATCGGCACGGGCGACGGCACGGCGACGGCGTTCCAGCTCGTGAAGACCTATGCCTCCGGTCCCGCGAGCTGGACCCGCACAATCGGAAAGCCTGTCGACGGCACGGTGCGCGTCGCCATCGGCGGCGTGGAGCAGATGTCGGGCTTCGGCGTCGATGCGGCGACGGGCCTGGTCACGTTCGACTCTGCCCCCGCCTCCGGCGCCGCGATCGCGGCGGGCTACGAATTCGACACGCCCGTGCGCTTCGACAGCGACCAGCTCTCGGTCAACCTCGCCAGCTTCGCGGCCGGCGAGATCCCCGGCATCCCGCTCGTGGAGGTGCGGGTGTGACGGCGAGGAACCAGGACACGACACCAGAGGAGTGGAGAAATGAAAACCCTTCCCCCAGGGCTTCAGGCCCATCTCGACGGCGGCGCAACGACCTTGTGCTGGTGCTGGAAGCTCGTGCGCCGGGATGGTGAGACGCAAGGCTTCACCGATCACGACGAAGCCGTGAGCTTCGACGGCGTCACCTACGAAGCCGCCAGCGGCTTCACCGCGAGCGAGGTGCAGTCCACGCTGGGGCTCGCGGTGGACAATCTCACGCTCGCGGGCGCGCTGTCCTCCGATGCGCTGAACGAAAGCGACCTTGCGGCCGGCCTCTACGACGACGCGGCCATCGAGATCTGGCGCGTCAACTGGGCCGCGCCCGATCAGCGCGTGCTCATGCGCAAGGGCAATCTCGGCCAGGTCCGCCGCGGCAAGGCCGGCTTCGAGGTAGAGGTGCGCGGCCTCGCTCACAGGCTGAACCAGGCCGTGGGCCGGGCCTATGGCTATTCCTGCGACGCCGATCTCGGCGATGCGCGCTGCACGGTGAACCTCGCCGATCCGGCATTCGGCGGCGCGGGCACGGTCGCAAGCGCCGCCGACAATCGCAGATTCACGGTCTCCGGCATCGAGAGTTTCGCCGATCAATGGTTCTCGGGCGGCAAGCTGACATGGACGGGCGGCGCCAATGCCGGCCGCGCCATGGAGGTGAAGCGTCACGGCGTCGCCGGATCGAACGTCACCATCGAGCTGTGGCAGGCGATGAGCGAACAGGTCGCCGCCGGCGATACGTTCGCGATCACCGCCGGCTGCGACAAGCAGTTCGCGACCTGCAAGGCGAAGTTCGCGAACGCCGTCAATTTCCGCGGCTTCCCCTACATGCCCGGCAACGACGCGGTGACCTCCTATCCCGCCCAGGACCAGACGATGGACGGAGGCAGCCGCTATGGGAATTGAAGCGAGCTTCGCTTCCCGCATTGGGGAAGGCGAACGAATCGCAGAGATCGCCCGCGGATGGATCGGCACGCCCTATGTGCACCAGGCGAGCATGAAGGGCGCGGGCTGCGATTGCCTCGGCCTTCTGCGCGGCGTCTGGCGCGAGCTTCACGGCTCGGAGCCGGAGGACGCGCCGCCCTATTCGCCCGACTGGGCGGAGGCCACCGGAGAGGAGACTTTATATAAGGCGCTCGGGCGCTATCTCGCCGAGATCGGCCGCAGGGACATCGCGCCGGGCGACGTGGCGCTGTTCCGCATGGCGCCGCGCGGACCCGCGAAGCATTGCGGGATCGTCGCGGATCGAAGAGGCGTGCCAACCCTCATCCATGCGCGCCGGAACAAGCGCGTGAGCGAGGAGCCGTTCTCGCCGTTCTGGCGGAAAAAACTCGCCCATGCGTTCCGGTTGTGACCATACGGCGGCGTCTGCCGCCGCTTTCCGAATTCGCTTCACCTCCCTCCACAAAGGGGAGGTGAAAATCGACGATCGATCTCCACCGTCAGGGGAGGCGGTCGTCAACGGAAATCCTTTCGACCATGAAAGCTGGAAGTAGGCCATGGCCTCACTCGTCCTGAGCGCCGTCGGCTCTGTCGTCGGACCGGAGCTGTTCGGCTCGTTCACCCTGTTCGGCGCGACGATCACGGGCGCTCAGATCGGCGGCGCGATCGGCGCGATCGTCGGCGGCGAGATCGACGCGGCGCTGACGCCCGGCACGAATATCCGCCGCTCGGGTCCGCGCCTTTCCGACATCAACGTGCAGTCCTCGACCGAAGGTGCGCCCGTCCCGCGCATCTACGGGCGCATGCGCGTCGCGGGGCAGCTCCTGTGGGCGACGAAATTCAGGGAGACGGCCACCACGACCGAATCCGGCGGCGGCAAGGGCGGCGGCGGCGTCACCGTCACGGAGACGGACTACACCTATTCGATTTCCTTCGCGGTCGGACTTTGCGCGGGCGAGGCGACGAAGATCGGCCGGGTCTGGGCCGACGGCAATCTTCTCGACATCTCGCAATTCGCGACGCGCTTCTACACCGGAAGCGAAAGCCAGGACCCCGATCCGCTGATCGGGGAGATCGAGGGCGAAGGCAACACGCCCGCCTATCGCGGCCTCGCCTATATCGTATTCGAGGACATGCCGCTCGCCCGGTTCGGCAACCGCATTCCACAGCTCAATTTCGAGATTGTGCGAAGCCTTTCGGCGAACGATCCCGATGCGCTCGAGAACCGACTGGGCGGCGTCGCCCTCATCCCCGGTGCGGGCGAGTTCGTCTATGCCACGGACATCGTGACCGCCGACGATCTGCGGGGAACGACCACGGTGCAGAACGCGCACAACGCCGCCGGCACCAGCGACATCGCGGCTTCGCTCGACGAGCTGCAGGCGCTGGCGCCCAACCTCGGCGCGGTGTCGCTGGTCGTGGGCTGGTTCGGCAGCGATCTGCGCTGCGGAGAATGCAGCATCCGTCCAGGGGTGGAGACCGCCGAAAAATTCACCTATCCCGAAAGCTGGAGCGTCGACGGCATCGCCCGCGACGACGCCCATGTGGTGAGCGCCCCCGACGGGCGGCCGGCCTATGGCGGCACGCCGTCGGACGAAAGCGTGACGCAGGCGATCGGCGATCTGAAGTCGCGCGGGCTCGCCGTCGTGTTCTACCCCTTCCTTTTCATGGACATCGCGGCCGGCAACACGCTCACCGACCCCTATACCGGCGCCGTCGGGCAGGGCGCCTATCCCTGGCGTGGACGCATCACCTGCGATCCTGCGCCGGGTGCCGCCGGTTCGCCGGACAAGACTGCCGCGGCAGGCGATCAGGTCGATGCATTCTTCGACGGCGAGTGGGGC